GTGCTGGGTACGAGAAAGGAGGGAAGAATAATCTTTTCCCTACTGCACCGTTGTAGCTGATAGGTTCGAGACGCCAGTACCCTTCTGAATCGGGATTTAGTGTCCAGTTAACCACTTTATTACCAGTGGTAAAATAAGTCGCATTTCCAGTAACGTTTGCCCACGGTTGTTCGTTTGCCTCCATCTGCTTTTTGAAGAAAGTGATGTCATATGACACCCACAATTCTCCGAGAGTGACCTGAGCCGCGCTCACTCCTGTCGTGGCAACTTGAAAATTCCCTAAAGAATACAAGTTGGAATTGATTTTGGAGTTGGGGTTCAAGACGTACAACAACTCTGTTGGCCTTTGCTTGGGATCACACTCGACACCATGAAATAAATCATTGCTGGGTTTCGTGGAACAAGCATAATCCGAGTTTGTCATAGGAATTTTGCTAGGGTAGGGAGGGTCATCGACATCATAGTCAGTCGCCATAATAATGGAACCTAACCCTTGTGCACTACCGTTGAAGTCTGAACTGGTTGTTCTAAACTCAAAGACAATGCCGTTGGGACGCCATTGGTCGAACTGTTTTGCTATGGTGCTTAACCATGGAAACGTGTTTGAATCTGCGGGATTGATTCGATAGCTAGCGTTTAAGAATTGCTGTACAACAAGGCTAGACTGTATATCTCCGAGAAACTCGGACTCTACAATTCTAATACCGTTGTTGGAAGCGGTGAACTTTGGGACGGCATCGCCACCATTCTGTTGCATTCCTTTCATCAAGGAATTTGATACAACTTTATAGTCGCCGAAACCGAGGAGTTTAGAAGCTCCTTCACCCAAATTCTTGCCCAACTCTCCTAAGCCAAACAGTCCGCCGATTTTTGATCCAACGCTTGAAAGCCCACTCTTCACGTTCGGCATTTTACTGTCGATTGCGTTGATTTTGGCTAGCAGCTGCTTGAATTCATCAGCAGAGATGTTGGCCATTGGATGGTTGGCCGTTTTCTTTACACTTTTCGTCTTCTTGCTCAATGTGTTGTTTTTGGTTTTCATTTTCTAATTTTAAATTATTAACTATTAATATGATAATAAATATATATACAGTATAAATCGCTAGTATTTCAAGTATTTTGTTACAATATTTTCACCGCCGCCACCGAGCGGTTACTTCGGGGAATGCACACGTAGGACCGTGCCTCCAGTCTGGAGGTGGTTCCTCGTGAGTGCCCAATATCTTTCGAAATCAGGGTGGTGGCTATAAAGCTGTTTGAAGCCAATGTCATATTCGGCCTTCATTTCTGGAGGCGACATCATATGTGCATAGGCGACTCTTCTGATGTTCTCGCCATAGCTCCTCTCTTCGAGGAACTTGGTAGAACAAAAGTTGAACCCTGAAGCGACGTTCTGGATCATAATGTCCGTTAGGGTAAACCCACGACGCTTGTATTCTTCAATAACTTCTGCCTTCTCACGTTGTATTTCACTCGACATGTTGTCATCCCCGCCAGATTCGGTATAGTCAATCGGCTCACCAGTTAAGGCGAGGCAAACGCTGTTAGACAGCTCAGAACGACAGTCACTATTCGTTGAAAAAGTGTCAAATTCGCCTGAAGACATCTGGCCGGGAGGAGGAACATACAATTCCCCATTGTTAAACTGAAGGACTCTGTGGCTAGACACGTAAGCATCTGCCCAGACCGCATAAAAGTGATCTTCCTTACCAGGGTAAGGTTTCATTTCACTATCTGCAAGTCCCATACACCAAACCTTTTTACAGGCGGACGTATATCTCATCTGACGAGTCATGGAGTACTCCCATCTCTTGGTATCATCCGATTGGAGGTTTTTGCCTCTAGCGTTTGACTTGAAATGGTCGAATCTTTCTCTCAACTTTTCAGGTGTTACTAGGTCGAGAGCGACTGCAGTTGGAATGTCCTTGTGTTTTTGTTCTTCAACGAGGTGATTTCCTAATACGATTCTTTTTACCGTGTTCGTAATTACTGACACGTTAGCTACTAGTCTTGGGTTCTTTCCGACTAAACGCGGTTCGCCTTTAAACTCAGTCAACACGACGTCCGTTAGGCCGTCGAGGACGAGTCTTTTAGCAATACACACGCATTCGGCATCAGAGGCGTATAGCGAAGCTAAAACATTTTCCGACTGAAAGATCTTTCGACCTAAATCAATGTACTGGTGGATTCTAGCATTCACGACCTGGTATAACTCAGCTTTTCGCTTTTCGAGGATATCTCTGTTGTACTGTGCGATGTGACAGAGAGGCGACCCAGGACTCTTCGAGGGTTCCACTCTATCTAGAAATTGTTCAAATATATTTATTTTTAATTTAGAAATTTTTACATTGTTTACAATATTAACGTCAAAGAAGCTTATAAATTCTTCTTCGACAACGAAGTAGTTGTCCCTGTAGAAGTCCCTGACACCTTGACGGTGCCAGGGGAGGACGTCGAGTTCCCTGTAACGAGCTCCATAATCGATCGCTCCTTGGTAAAGGTTGGCGACTTGGACTGTAGTGAGACTTGTGTTAGAGGAGTAGTAATACTCTTGGAAAATGTCACTTTCTTCGTCTCCTGGGAGCTGCTCTGGCTCGGCTTTGAGCTTGCGCTTGGGCCGAGGTTTGCAACATCCTGCGAAATAGAGTCCATCAAATTTAAAGCCTTCTGGGATGCCTCTCGTAGAGAAGCAAATTCCTGCCGGGTTAGAGAATGCTGACGGTCCACAAAAATTGAGTGGTTCTTCGATACATCCTCGATGGCTTCCTGAAGCGCATTGAATGTTTGAGACCACTCCTTCGGTGGGGG